GAGCCTCTGCCTTTGCAGCAAGTTGCGTAGCATGCACCTTGTACTGCATAGACGCAATTGTCGCGAGACTTGCACGCACTGCCCCAGCAGCAGTAGGCGATGCAGATGCGATTGCATCGCCGTAGCCCTTAATCAGGTTATTCATCTGGGCTGCATACTGGTCGGCCGGAACTTCCGTCTTGAGAATGTTGGCATGCATCTGGGCAAGTTCGTTTCTTGCTGCCGCCTCAACATTCAGTCGCATTGTGGATAGAGCCTGCGCCCTAGCCGCCCTGCCAAACACGGTAGTCGTATCGCCAGGCACATTAACCGGATCGCCATCTTCCTGCGCCCGCTTGATCTGCTCGATCGTCGGTGCCTTATCAGCGCCATATTCTGCACCTTCAACGACAGCCTGCTGCATTGCCTGCCTGAACGCAAAGTTCGACATCTGCGTCAAGCTGGCAGATATGTTGCGCCCCAACGATGCAGCAGCCTGACCAGCCGCTGCTGTCACAGGCTGCGGTGCTGCGATCGTTATGCCTGCCGGCGTATATCTGGGAAGTGGTGCCAATTATCTGTCCTCAGTACATCGTGCCGGTTACATATTGCGGATAGCCAGAAAGACTTGGTGATGGCGTAAGACTAGAAATAATTTTAGGACCAGCAAGTGGCCTTATTGGAGTCGGCCCGCCAACAGATCCGTACTTCTGGAATCCACCAAGAAGGCCAGCGGTCAAACCAAACACGCCCTGCATCATATAGGACGATGCGGCATCTCGATAGGCAGCAGCATTAGCGGCTCCACCCAACTTGGCCATCTGAACATTTTCTTGCGCCCAGTTGTATTCATCAAGACCCTTGTTGAGCGCGTACTCTGATAAAGCACCAGCCGATCCGCTGAACGGATCAATGCCGCCGGCAGCACCACGGGCATTGATTGCCGCCTCTGTCTCCATCGTGCGGTTCATCACCTGTATAGCCTGGCGCTGATAGTTCATCGCCTGTTGATTACCTTGGATCAAAGCATTAGTTGCTTGGATCTCCATGGCCTTGGCCTGCGCCATGCCAGTAGCAAGAGCGCCAACGCCACTAACGACGCTGCTCAACAGTCCAAGTGTTGACGATGTAAGTCCTATGCCGGTAGCAGCCGCTCCTACTGTGGATGCTGCACCGGCAATTGCTGGTCCTATCGCTGCAAGAAATGCCATTTATCCCACCGATAGTTTGTATTCAATGCCAAGGACCGTAGCCTTTAGCGGTTGATTTTGCGTAATAGTAATTGCACCCTCTCGATCGTATCCAAGCAAACACTCGATTTTCTTGATGCCAGTATAGCCAACAACAGCACTGTCTAAGACATCCTCACCAAACTGCCGGAACGCAACATTGCGACCTTGGATGGTCAGGTTCTGCGTCTCGAACAAGTCAGCCGTGATATCGTAAACACGCTTGCGCATACTGCGGATCGACCCTTGCTGCAATCTTGGCGCAGCCGGAAGCGTCTTGATCGTAATCGTATAATCTAGCCCGACCTGATAAAACTCTTCTGCATTGCGATCAAATGTGATTGCACCAGACGCTACCGTCTTATCAGCACCAACAACACCATCGCGAATCACCTTAACAGTCTTGCCCTCAATAAACGACAAGCCACTGACGCCGCTGGTCGAAGATCCAACCGTTGCATTTTTGGCGCAATCAACAAATAGCGCCTCGTCAAAAATTTCGACGTAATAGTTTACGCTCGTGTCCGGTAGTGTTCTTTTTACCACAACATAAATGTCGTCGATATCAACGCCAATTGACAAGAAATCGCCATCAGTCTGCCACTCCGATGCCGCAATAACTTTCTGCGAACGCAGCAGAGTATAGCAAGCAATCGTCCCATCGTCGTCGTTTACGATCAGCAAACGATCGCCTTCATCTGTCGACGTTGCTGCGCGGACAGCCATCTCAGATGGAGACTTTAACAAATGCGATGACAACAGCGAGATACGGGCAGACGTAAACGCAGCCTGTGTATCTTCGTAAATGAACTCTTGCAGCGCCTTGCCCTGCCGCTGCACGAAGATTGTTCCGCCCTCAACATTAACAACGCGGATGCCCTGACGCGAACCGTTCTCTGTCTGTAGCTTTAGAAAAAAATTCTGCGGCGTAATCGGATCGTCGCCAGGTTGCGGCGCATAAAATTCGCCGCCTGTCGTAAAGATTTGCAACGCTCGGCCTGGATACAGATCAATAATTGAATTGAGCTGGCCAGTATCTGCTGTTGCCTCAACGCTGTCATCAGCCAGTGACTCCCCAGGATTGAAGTCAAAATACTGGCCTACGCGGCTACCCCAAATTGTAGAAGGCCGCCCCTTAGATCCACCAAAGTACAATCGGCCCTGATAGAACGCGACACTGCGCGGCCAACCACGGGTAGCAGACCATACCGGCTCATAAAAGCATTCGGCGCTATGGTCACCAGACACGATCGGGTCTGTATTGGGGAACGGAACTTTTGTATATACCTGAACAGTTGTGTCAGTTAGGAACTTAACAATTCTAGCACGCCCAAATGGCACAGCATTGATGTACTGGTTGACGCTCTCTTCCGCGTATGGAACAACCTTGTAATTGTCAGAAGCGACTGGTGCCGTTTCCCACGCAGGGTAAATAGTAGCAACCTTTGTTGTTCCGTTGTAATTTACAATTTTGCGAGCCTTACCATCTTGCGCGCCGCTGGTCATAACGATGCACAGCCCGACAAATATATCATCGGTCGAATCCGCCGCCGCCTTCAGCGTCATCGTTGTTGTTGTCGCTGCCTGCAAACTACCTGTGTCACTAGTGTAGGCAGATGCCGTGATGGTAATAGTACCGGTAGTATCGCTTGGTGTTATTGTAGATTTTGGATAAAGATCGACATGATCGTAATCGTAATACGGCACATTGGTCAGCGTTAACGTGCCTGCCGTCCATGTCGAGTCATTTCCGCCACGGAATATCTTAACCGGCTCAAGATCTTCATGAACAACAATCAACGTGTCATATTGCTGCGTCCACGTCATTGTCGGTATAATGGAAGATGTAATTGCGGCAACAGCAAGATAATCATTACCGCTGCCATTAATATTTGTGATAAGCGCCCCATCTTTGAACACGTGCATTTTGCCAGGAGTAAACACCAGCATGTAACTGGTATCGACAGAATATTCAAAAGCAACCATGCGGACGGCCTGGCTCGCGTCGCTTGGGAGGGACGCAATATAACGCGATCCAGGCCGCCGCTTCGCCCCACCTTGGGGCTGAACCGTTATGTTTTTTGCTGTAGCAAGTGCGCTGCGGTATTGCTCCAAATCAGAACGAGCGCGAAGTTTTGGGTCAACTTCGCCGCTGGTAAAATCGTTCTGAAGTGTCGTTATCTGCATTTAGCCCCTCACAGCAACCAGAGGGAAATCTTCAATTGCCTGTGGTGGCAGGCTGCCGTCTATGTTCATTGCAACGCGCATAAGTCCACCACGCATGTTGTCCGATGCTGGACCAAATGCCATAGCGTGAAAAAAGTCCCCTTTCGATGCACTATCGGCAACAGGGATAGAGAAGGCAGAAGCGAGAGCTGCCTTTAAGACGCGCACAAAATACGGAGGCATCTTGCTCTCTTCAACCTGATATTGGTAATCAATCCAGACCGATCCATAATTCGTGAATATGCTTGTGCCGTAGACTTCCCAACCGGTGATGGGACGCATGCCGACAGCAGAACTGTCGAACAAAGCACGCGGCTCTCCAAGCATATCGCCCGGCATGGCGTAGGCATACTTCCATTCATTCGTAGGTGCCGCCGCCAGACGGGCAAGAGCAACCTTCTTCATAGACCAGGCCCAAGGATATTGAGCGATCATCGTGTCGCGGATATCGTCATATAGGCGATCAGCAGCTTGCGCAGCATCGGTGCCTTCACTAAACGACGAAAGCGGGGCAGCGCCCAGCATAATCATTGCATCGGAGCAAATGGATAGTTTTGTGTCGCCGGCAGCCATTATGTTCCCCGAATAGGTGAAGGCCGGGGTTTCCCCCGGCCAACTTTATTAGTCAGAGTCGGTTGCGGAAACGGTGGTGCCGTCCGCAATATCGACAACGGTTCCGCTGTTGGCATTGACGTAAGTCAGTACCAGAGACGGGGTAGTGGTGTCATACACGAAGATGATATCGCCTACCGAAACAATCGAAGCGATGCTGTTGAAGTAGCCAGCGGTGTTGACAGTGGCCTGCGTGTCAGCCGTCTTGTAGCTGTACATCGAAGGGGCATTGCCAGCCTTACCGGCAGCGATGGTAGACCATCCAGTTTTATCGAACGCCATGGTTAGTTCTCCTTAGCTTTCGCGGGTGGTGATGAGGCAGATGCCTTCATCGTCGATGTTGATCGCACCAGCAGAGAACATGCCGTTGACCAGATACGAAGTCTTTTCAGCAACGTAGTTGATCTCCGAACGCATGGCCATGCCAACGGCGAAGCCAATCGCGTCCTTGTGGAACGCATAGACAACGCGGTCGTTGGAGCCGTCGATCGCAAGGCCGCCTTCAGAACGATCGCCGATCGTGATGAAGCGGAAGCCAAGGAACGTGTTGATCTCACCGGCGACAAGAGCGCGAACGCTGTTGAAGTCAGCGGAGATAGCAGCAGTTTCACCCAGCAGGCTCTCAAGAGAGTTTGCGTGGATGAGCATGCAGCGACCTTCCATCGGCACGTTCTGCTTGTCCAGCAGAGCCTTTGCACGGCGCAGCTTGGCAACATTGAGGCCGGAGTCGGTGCCGCCGATGTCATTGGACACGGTTAGCGACGAGGACGACCCAGCCAGGGCATCGATCACAAGCTGGTCCATGCGGCGGCCAACGGCAGCCGATACGACCTGCACCAGTTCACGGCGCTCATCGAAGTTCACCTTTGCCTGGTGGAAGATGTCCGAATACTCGGCAGCGTTCCAGTCCTGCAACGTGCAGGTAACCTGGCTGTAACTGACGTTCATCGGGGTGACATCAGCCTGCGGCACGCGGAGCGTGGCAGAACCTTTGCCAATCTTCGGGAACTTTACAACGGAACCTTCGACGTTGTTACGCTCGCGGACAAGGCCGGCAAGCTGACGAGAAGCCTGATAAGCCTGTTTGACTTCTGCGTCGAACAACTGAACGAAGGCATTGGAAATGGCCTGTGCCATATCTATACTCCTTCAAGATTGATATATTTGGGTTCGTCGCAGAGGGTGGCCGGTAACCGGGCCTCGGCTTGGGCAATAACGATTGCCCCCAACGGGCACTGCCAGTCTGCGGGCTGTATGAATACAGGTAGCCGCAATATCGCTATATCATGGGCCAGACAAGAAGTCTA